TTCTAAAAAGTCAATTCAACTGGGGTGATATTCCTTTTGATATTATGAAAACCTATGCGGGGATGGACGCACTTTGTACGTTTATTCTCTACGAGAAATTTATTAAGATCAAACAGAATAAGAAACTAAACTGGGTGTATGAGAATATTCTTATTCCAGGCTGTCGTTTTCTTACTGACATTCAAGACAACGGGGTACCCTTTGATCGCAAACGCCTAGAATTCTCTCAAGAGGAGATGCAAAAGGACATTGATACGGCAGTGGCATCTTTATACGAGAATCCCGCTATCCGTAAGTTTGAAGAGATACAGGGCAAGGAGTTCAACCCTAACTCTACAGTACAACTACGAAAGTTAATGTTTGACTTTTTAGGTTTACGCCCTACAGGTAAGAAAACCGGTACTGGTGCAGACTCTACAGATGCAGAAGTATTGAATGAGCTGGCGGAGCAATCAGAGGTTCCAGCCCTTATTCTTTCTATTCGTCAGAAGTCTAAGATAAAGAATACTTATCTTGATAAGATTATTCCACAGCTTGACCGAGATAGTCGTTTGCGTACAGGCTTTAATCTGCATAGTACTACATCTGGTCGTTTAAGTTCAAGTGGTAAGTTGAATATGCAACAGCTTCCACGAGATAATCCTACTGTTAAAGGCTGTATTAAAGCTGCCCCTGGACACAAGATTGTCGCAATGGACTTAACAACAGCAGAAGTATATGTTGCAGCAGTTCTAGCAAAAGATAAAGCATTGATGGATGTGTTTCGTTCAGGCGGAAACTTCCACAGTACTATTGCTCACAAAGTGTTCAGCCTTCCTTGTGCCGTGGAAGACGTAGCAGAACTCTATCCAGATCGCCGACAGGCTGCAAAGGCTGTAACCTTCGGTATTATGTATGGAGCTGGCCCAAAGAAGATTAGTGAACAGGTTACAAAAGATTCGGGCAAGTACTTTAGTCCACAAGAAGCAAAAGAGGTAATCGATGATTACTTTAAAACTTTCCATAAGCTACGCGAGTGGATAAACGATAACCATAAATTCATCGAACAAAATGGGTTTATTTACAGCTACTTCGGTAGAAAGCGGAGATTACCAAATGTTGGATCTGAAGATCAAGGCATCAAATCTCATAGCATTAGGTCTGGTCTTAATTTTCTGGTGCAGTCTGCTGCATCTGATATTAACCTCCTAGGCGCTATAGACGCAGAGCTAATGATAAAAGCAAAAGGTATGAAGGCACGCATATTTGCCCTTGTACACGACTCCATTCTAGCAGAAGTGCCAGAAGGTGAAATAGAGGACTATACTGCTATTCTATTGGATGCGGTACAAAAGGACAGGGGTATTTATATCCCAGGTGCTCCGGTTGGTTGTGACTTCGATATTGGTGATGACTATTCAATGGGCAAATTTGAAAAATTATATGGATCAACTTACTAAATACATTTATAGGATTGACCTTGACCTGACAGGACTATGCAATAAAACGTGTAGTTTCTGTCCTAGGTCTAACCCTACCTACCCTAATGTAAATGAGATCATGTCTTTTAAAACTATAGAAACAGTTCTAGAGGAACTACGAAGTATAGATTTTAAAGGCTTTATCGAGTTAGCGGGGAGAGGCGAGCCTACTACACACCCTAAGTTTGAGAAAGTTATAGACTTACTAACTCAGGAACCACGTAAGTGGAAAGTACGAGTAACTACAAATGGTTATCGTATTAAAAAGCACTGGTCAAGAGCGTATACTAAAATTGATGAGCTTATACTTAACACATATACTAACAGAGAAGACTTTGAGGAAAGGCTAGTTCAATACAGAAGCCTTGCTAATGGTACTATTGTAGATCAGTACTTTAAGCCAGATGGTCTATCTGTTGATGAAATAAATAAGCTGGGAAACCAGAATGATGTTAAGAACGAAGGTAAACAGTTTAGATATGCTTTTAACAATAGAGCAGGCTGGTTCTCTGATAAAGTCTTAGATAGTCCTTGTTGGCATCCTATGCGACAAATATTTATTGACTACAAGGGTAACTACCAGATGTGTTGCAACGACTGGAAGTACCAAATTAAGATAGGCAATATTCACGAACGTAGCTTAATGGATATGTATGTGAATGACCCTAAATTAAATAGAATACGTTGGTCTTTGATAAATAATAGACGTAGAGATATACTTCCTTGTGCCAGTTGTGATGATGGTCAAGGTGGCCGAAAAGATACTATGAACACTATTGAAAAGTTTAGAAAAACTCCTTTCTATAGGCAGCACGTTGCTAAAATAGCAGGTGAAGAAGGATTAGAATATATAAAGGAGCTACGCGGTGGTGATCTCATACCGGTCTATCAAGAGCATTAAGTTCCCTGTATTCGTAGTGCCTTCCGCTAATTGGCTACAGGCAGATGGATTAGTATTTGTAGATGAACAGCTTATAGACGACAAAAATATGCCAGGGGAAACTTTAGGTATTCGAAGAATGCAAACCCCTCATAGGGAGCTGCTAAAATTAAGAAAAGCCTTAGTTGATCTAAACGGTATATTAAAACAAAGAACAAATACTTTTATAGACAGTGAAGGTCGTTTATTTATTTATGAAAAGACCTTGATGTGTAAGTTAAAGTATATAAAAATTACAGAAGTGATTTTAAAAGAAGTTGCTTGTGTATTGCGATTAGAAGGCGTTAGAAAGCCTTTTATCGTACCGAGGCCTCCACTCGAAGGAATGAAGTGGGCAGCCGTCCTCCACTACCACGGACTTCCGTGGATGCTCTTTGAATATTCGGAAACGAAGCTCAAAGATACTAGAAGAAAAGTATAATATGGCAAAAAGAAATCGTACAATCGCAGGAGCTGGGTTAGACCTACGAGAGATAGAGCCCCTCACTAAAAACCAGCTTGAAGTTTTTGAATCTAATAAGCATTTAGTACTTCATGGGCTGGCAGGAACAGGAAAAACCTTTATATCATGCTATTTAGCATTTGATGATATGGCAAAGCACTGTTACGAGAGACTAGTAATCATTCGTAGTGCTGTACCAACACGAGATATTGGATTTCTTCCTGGCACTGAAAAAGAAAAGCAATCTGTATATGAGGAGCCCTATAAAGATATATGTAACGATCTATTTGGACGGGGCGATGCGTACCAGATACTAAAGAATAAAAATATCGTTGACTTTATGACAACTTCTTTTATTCGGGGTATTACGCTTCGTAACGCAGTAATTGTCATTGACGAATGTCAAAATATGTCTTTCCATGAGCTAGACTCTATTATAACCCGAATGGGTGAAGATTGTAGAGTTATGTTTTGTGGAGACTTTAGACAGGCAGACCTAAAGGCCGGTCAAAGCGGCATGGTTGATTTTCTTAATATCTTGAAAAGGATGAATGATTTTGACTTTATTGAGTTCGGCGTAGACGATATTGTTCGTAGCTCATTCGTTAAAAACTATATTATAGCAAAAACCGAACTAGGATTCTAATGAAAGCAGTTATTAGTAATAGGATATATTTAGAAGTAACCCCAGAGTATAAAGAGGAGCTTAGTAAGGCTCTTACTTATACTATACCTTCTAGTAACCCAAATGATCCTCCTCAGGTGATTAAAAATATGTCACGAGTACGAGAAAATCTCGTGACTATACCTGTAGGGCGCACTGATCTTATACCTAAAGGATACGAGGTAGTAGACAGACGCATTACTATACCTGTAGAGTTTCCTACGTTTAAGTTTGAGCTACGAGATAGCCAAAGAGAAGTTTACGATGCGTTAGATGACAATGCAATTATCAATGCCTGGGTTAGCTGGGGTAAAACCTTCACGGGGTTGGCAATCGCAGCAAAGCTAGGGCAGAAAACGCTAGTAGTAACACATACAATTGCTTTGAGAAATCAATGGGCTAAAGAAGTAAAGAAAGTATTCGGCATAGAAGCTGGCATAATTGGTAGTGGTTCATTCGATACTGATAGTCCTATAGTTATAGGCAATACTCAAACTCTTTACCGAAACATTGATAAGATAAAGAAAATGTTTGGTACAGTAATTCTGGATGAGATGCACCACGTCTCAAGCCCTACATTTTCTAAAGTACTTGACACCAACTACTGTAGATATAAAATTGGCTTATCTGGTACTATTGAACGAAAAGATGGAAAACACGTTGTTTTTAGAGATTACTTTGGTAATAACGTCTTTAAACCGCCAAAAGAAAATGCTATGACCCCGACTATCGAGATATTTAGATCAGATATTCGATTTATGGACGGGGCTAGTGTTCCTTGGGCAAAACGTGTTAACCATTTAACGAATAACGAGGAGTACAGGCACAGCGTAGCTATGCTAGCAGCTGCATATGCGGCACGAGGTCATAAAGTCCTCGTAGTTAGCGATCGAGTTCACTTCTTAAAGAGCTGCGCCGTGCTGACTGGTGACAAAGCGATTTGTGTTACAGGTGAGGTACCACATGAGCAAAGAGAAGCGTTGATTGATGAGATCTTGTATGGGGACAAGAATGTGCTTTACGGAACTCAAGCAATCTTCAGTGAAGGTATATCAGTAAATACACTTAGTTGTCTCATTCTAGGAACACCTATAAATAATGAGCCATTACTCACACAGCTTATTGGGCGAGTTATCCGAAAGATGGATGGAAAACGTGACCCAGTAGTAATTGATATACATTTAAAAGGAAATACTGCCACTAAACAAGCGTCAGCTCGTATGGGGCACTATATAAAAATGGGGTATAAAATAAAACAGATATGATATTCGAAGACTTAATACATCCGATCACAGACCATGTGTTCCAAGAAACTATTCTAGGAAAGAAACCAATCGTTATTCGTGCCGATGCGTATAAAAGATACTTCTTTAGTAATATCTGTTCTTGGGACGATATTTCAAAGTATGTTAGCAATGATAGAGCCGTAGCGGGGTTGCAGATGATTACTCCAGACGGCAAAAAATTGTGTATGGAAAAGGGAAACCTTTATCGTGGACAGAAAAGCTCATGGTCTAAAAAAGACTACTATGAAAAAGAGTACGTTTACGACATATGGAAAAAAGGTGGAAGTATGATACTTACCAAAGCCTCCATGTTTAGTCCCAATATTTCAGCCATTGGCAAAGCCCTGGAAGATAGATACCAGAACTCTTCTGCAGATGCACACTTCTATTGCTCTCCGAGCGAAAATGCAGTATCTTTTGAGTGCCATGCAGATGCAGACGATAACTATCTTGTTCATGCTATTGGAGAAGTACACTGGAAAGTATACAATGTATTTGCCAGAAGCGAAGTCGGTGAAGACGGCAAAAAGCGGTTTACTAGTAGAATGACAATGCCACCTGAACAGGAGGCTAAGTACGAGACTATAGTTGATACTGTACTAACAACAGGGGACTTATTGTATATACCTGCAGGGATGTTTCATAAAGCATCACCAGCCAGTGCACGAGTTTCCATATCTGTCCCACTAGCAAGGTCGAATAAAGAAATACCTATTGATAGAAAGTATTATGACTTTCAAAAAAATAGTTCTTGACTTTTGCTCACTACTCTGGTATAATAGATGTTCTTATTTAATTGGAATAAGATATATAACGAGGCGAATGGTTCGGTTACTGAGGTACGAAGAATATTCAAAATGCTTGTAGAACGCCAAATACCAAACAATCGTTATGATAAAATATACAAGTACGCAGACAAAGACTTTACAGGTGAGTCATTCTTGGTTCACCCAGATGTTCTTTTGTTCAATGCGTATAAGTATGACTCAAGAGAGATTTGTCAGTACCTTGCTCTCGCTTCGATAAGAAGTCTTGCTGACTACCTTGCCTATGGCACAACAACTGTAGACTTATTGGAAGTTCCCGTAAGTCATGAACTTTACTATGATAATAGACTACTACACGCAGAAGATGGTAAATTACATTTTCTATATGAAGAAGTCAACGACAAAACAACGAGGCATTAAAAATGGCACTATCATTCAACAAATCTAAGGGCTCTGCCCAAAAATCTTCTATCTCTTCTTTCGGCTACCGCGATGGTGACAACTCTGTCCGCCTCGTAGGTGATATACTAGCTCGCTATGTATATTGGATCGAAGGTAAGAATGGCAAGAACATTCCTTTCGAGTGTCTGTCTTTTGATCGAAACGAAGAGCGTTTTAATAACAAAGAAAAAGATTGGGTTCGTGAATTCTACCCCGATCTGAAATGTGGCTGGAGCTACGCAATGCAGTGCATTGACAACGGCGAAGTCAAAGTAATTAACTTGAAGAAGAAACTCTTTGAGCAGATCATGACTGCTGCTGAAGACCTTGGCGACCCTACTGATCCAGTATCAGGTTGGGATGTTAAATTCAAGCGAGTAAAGACTGGCCCACTAGCATATAATGTAGAGTATCAATTACAGGTATTGAAGTGTAAGCATCGTGAACTAGATGCAGACGAGAAAGCTCTTGTAGATGGTTTAAAATCTATGGATGATGTAATGCCACGTCCTACTCCAGATGCTCAGAAAACTTTGCTTGACGAGATTCGTGAAGCTGGCTCAGAAGAAATTGACGAGTCTTTAGAAGCTGAGTTCGATATATCATGATTCTATTTACAGCCGACTGGCATATCAAACTGGGACAGAAGAATGTCCCAGTTAAATGGGCACTGAATAGGTATAACCTATTCTTTGACCAGATCCATGCCCTAGAAGCCGACTGTAATATGCACATAATCGGAGGCGATCTCTTTGATCGTCTTCCGAATATGGAAGAGTTAGAACTATACTTTAAGTTTATTCGTAAAGTAAAGATACCTACTATTATTTATGACGGTAATCACGAGGCTACTAAGAAACATAAAACCTTTTTTACCCAGTTAAAGCAAGTATCTAGGGATATAAATCCTCTAGTGAATATAGTAGATATTGCATACATAGATGAAGATTTAGGTTTTGGAATACTGCCATATGCTGACTTACATAGACCAGACAGCATTGAGCAGTTTAATACTAAAAGACCATTATTTACTCATGTGCGTGGTGAAATACCTCCACACGTCAAGCCAGAGGTGGACTTAGACAGGTTCGAGGACTTTCCTGTAGTATTCTCAGGAGATTTGCACTCACATAGTAATTGTCAACGTAATATAGTATATCCAGGCAGCCCAATGACTACTTCTTTTCACAGAACAGAAGTAAATACAGGGTATATCCTTATCAATGAGCAAGACTGGTCTTGGTTGTGGGAAAGGTTTGAGTTACCTCAGCTTATCCGTAAAACGGTAAGAGATACTAGTGACATGATTCCTACTCATTTTCACCATACAATCTACGAAGTAGAAGGTGATATTCAGGAGCTTGCTTCTGTAAAGAACAGTGAGTTACTCGATAAAAAAGTAGTAAAACGTAATTCGGAAGCTACTTTGATTATGGATAAAGACCTTACTGTATCTGAAGAGCTTGCAGAATATCTCCAGTATATTTTAGATATTGGGGAAGATAGAATAACAGATATACTAGGAACATATAATGATTACACTTCAAAAATTGAAATGGAGTAATTGCTTTAGTTACGGCGCTAACAATGAGTTAGATTTATCTGATAATACAGTAACTCAAATAATCGGTACTAACGGTATGGGGAAGTCCTCCATACCGTTAATTATTGAAGAAGCATTGTATAATAAAAACTCCAAAGGCATTAAAAAAGCTGATATACCTAATAGATATGTAAATGACGGGTATAACATACATTTGTCCTTTAAGAAGGACGATGATT